ACAGGTGTGAAGTTTGGTGGATGAGGTATTATCCTACTCAAGGCAATCAAGCCTACGAGATAGAAGAATAACACAATCTTTTGTTTTGTTTTTTTCATAACAGTTCTCATTAAACGTGTTAACGTTAATGCCACTGTTAACTTTACATTGTAGAACTAGACTTTCCCAGGCCCTCGCTCGACAGCGGACTTATACTGGTTGGCACTCCGACTTTACGGTTCCTGGAAGAGCCATGGAATTACACCTTGATTCCCCAACATGATTCAGTATTACTAGTAATTTATATTAAAATTGTAGTGATGTCAACCGTTGTGGCTAAAGCTCTTCATCAGAGTGTAGTTCGTTTAGTAGTTGACGTAATTTTCCACCTTCTACTTCTGCTTTTACTTTGCCTACACTTTCACCTTTTCTAGGATCAGGCTCTACAGGTGTCCCAGGAGTAACTTTAGATTTTTGTTTTAATGAATCATATATGCTACTTTTATTTTCTTTAAAGCTCTGTGCTTCTTCTTCACTTAAATCAGATATTCTTAAACTATCAATATTAAATTCCAAATCAACTTTTTGTCCTACTCCAGAACTGGATCTAGTTTTCATAAATTGTACTTGATATCTTCCACGCTCTTTCATTGCTCTACTAGTAAAAATACCAATTACATTATCTGCTGTTTGGATTTTTGAAAGTCCTCCTGCAATATGCGAATGATCAAACTCAATCTCTTCTACTGATGCTCTGTTCAACTGAGATGCTGTTGCCATTAGTAGCTGACTTTCTACTGCATAGTTTCTAAGTTCTTCTGAAACATATTTGTCTTTAATAAACAAATCTGCTGGCGATATCTTTTTACTCTTAGGCATCATTAGATCTAAGTAATCTATTAAAATACATTCTATTTTTTTCTTTGTTTTTAATTCTAATTCTTTAATGTAAGATTTAATATCAAGTACAGTACTCCCACTAGATAGATATTTGATATGTAATGCACCAGCTTTTTTGGCTAACATCTTAACTTTCATTTCAACAGTATCCATTTCTGGAAAAACTTTTCTTGTTGGCATATTAGTCATCATTGCATCAAGTCTCATTGCAGTAAGTCCTTCGCTTAATTCAAAACTAATGTAAACGGTGTTAAGGCCAGCCAGTGACCAATTTACTGCAAGATTCTGTAGAAATAAACTTTTACCTGCACCTGATCCGCCTGCAAAAATGTTTAGTTCTCCTCGGTTAAATCCACCGAACAGTTTCTTATCTAAATTGTTCCAGCCTGTACTGACCTGACCGTTGGAGTTTTTTAATAACTCCAATCTACTTTTTGGATCTGCAAAGTAGTCTGTTCCAAGATCTCTTGTTAAGCCAATGTTAACAGCATCTTTAACCATATCCTCAACTGGTGCATAATCTCCTTTTTCTAAAAGGTCTGCAGATTGAAGAATTGCTCTTTCTAAAGATTTATGTCTTGAAAATGTTTCAAACTCGTCTAATAGCCAATTAAAGTGATTTGGATCTAGATCTTTTGCTGATTTAAAGCCTACTGTAAATTTAGAATTTACTTGTTCAACCTCTGGCATAACTTTATATTCTTCAGCATAATCTTTAATAAATTTTGCTACTGGTTGTAGCTTACGATCAAAGTTCAAAGGTTCAAAAATGTTTTGTGCTCTTGCAAACGATTCTGCATCTGCCAGCATCATTTCCATATACAACTTTTGTACATCATGTGTATAATCAGGCATTCATTTTCCTTTTTAAATTAATTTTCAATTTATTAGACTCTGTTGTTTTTAATATTGATTGCATAGTATATAATCTTCCATATTTTAACACAGCATCGGCCACATCTGCAACCTCTTCTTGCCATGTTGGAAAAGCAACACTCCATCTGTTTTCGATTGCTTGATCTATCAATTTTTGCCCAGGAGCATCTCTATCTGGTACAACAATTACTCTTCTGTTGAGTCCTTGTATTAGTTCTTTCTGTACATCACTGATCTCTGATCCTAGTATAGATACACCACCAATTGCAATAGCATCAAATGGACCTTCTGTTACAATAACAAATTTCCTAGACCAATCCTGTGCATCCATATTAAAAACATACCCAGGTTGTACTTCAGTATAATATTTTACCTTTTTTGCTTCTGTGAATATTCTACCAGTGTAACCAACAACATCACCTTTCCAATAGAACGGAATAATAATTCTGTGGTTAAAATCAAACTGTAAAGCAGATGAGTACATAAAATCATACCAAGTTGGATCTACTCCTCGTTGTTTTAAATAATTTAATAAACTATCTATCTTGTTAAATTGAGGATCTGTTAAATCTTTTGCAATATATTTTTCTAACCAAATATCTAACTTATGTGAATTTTTTGGTAACGGTCGTTTTTCAAATGATACAAATTTTTTCTTTTCTTGCCATTGGGCTTCAACACCTTCTAGTTTTAATGCTTCGATTGATAATTTTTTAATTTCAGTATCCGACACTCCTAAAAATCCTAATAGTCTTCTTAAATTTGCTGAAAGTTTTCTACCGGGAGCAAACGAACTTTTCCAACCACAGTTAAAACAATGATATGATATTGTGCCATCAGCTGAAGTCATAACTCCGCCTCTTTTTCTTTTGTCAGCACTTTCTCCATTATGTATACAGCAAGGAGCATTAAATGAAATCCAACCCGAAGGAGTCTTCTTTTTGTTCGCAGGTAAGGAATTCAGAATTGTCGACTGGATCAGGTTCATAGTTTATATTTTAATGTCTATAAAGGATTTTGTCAACCGATCCTGTGTTACCAGAATCTTTATCTGTGATAAATCTAACGTATTGGTAAACGCCAGTAAAGTTATAAGAGGTAATACCAGACAGTGAACTAATTTGGTTTCTACTGATTCTAAACCAATCATCATTCGTAGATGGAGACTCTTTAAGTGTTCCTTCAATTTCAAACGAACCACTATATCCTGTGCCATATACTGCAACTGTATGAAGTGCAATATTATTGTTTTCTCCTGGATATGCATATATAGAACCAGATGCTTTTGCAGTTGCTGATCCTGTTAATGCAGTAAATCCTTCTTGTACTGTTACACTATCTACAACTTCTGGATATGCTCCAACAAGTAATTCAATTGTACCTGCGGCATTGTATCCAGTATCTGCATATGTTACTTCACGTGAGTTATCTGATTTAACTTCACGTATTGCATAAGAATAAAATTTAGCATCAAGTGATAATAAATCTCCAGCAGTTACACTTACTGATGCTTGTCCTTTTGTTGAGAGCGAACTTCCGTCATCAATTACTGTTAAATTTTTTGTTAACACAGATGCTTTACTTTCTGTATCAATCATGTTAAATTCATACGTTTTTGAAGTTATTGTCTGAGCTTTTTGATCTTCGTTTTTAAACGTAAAAGTCAGCGGATTTGTAACTCCTTTATATATTTTGAGCCTACGATCGTACACCTTTGAGTTCCTTCCATGATAACCACTTATTGTAGCTGTTACCAAATTGTTTATTAAATACCTTGACACTGTTTGCATAATACATATTTAACAGTATTTATTGGAATTGAATGAACGAAATTTTTAAAAAACTAGGAACAAAATTTCCTTTCTTATCGCTTGTTAAAAAGGGTGATTTAGAATATGTTGGAATTGTACAGAACCAAGATACCAATGTTATAAGCTTCTATGACTATGGTAGATTAATCACAATTGAAGACAAAGAGCTGTATTTGAGCTTAGGTGAATCATGGTGGTGGGAATCTAATAGAAAAATACCTATTAATATATTCCTTAAGAAAGACTTTAAATATTTTAAAACTACACTAATAACATTAAGTGGAAAAGACACTCAAGTAGTACACGGACCTACAGTACGTTTGGATGATATAGCAAAGAAAAGAATAAAACGAAGAACTATCCAGTTAATGCGTAAGCCTACTTAATTTTAGCTGTACTATTAATCCCACAAACCTTCTCAAAATATTTCGTTAAAGGACTATTAGCCTGATACGAATCAAGTTCAGATTGTAAAGATAATTTGGATTTCTTATGTTTTTTAAGGATTCTTTTTTTCGTTTTCTGATGGTGCATCAAAACTATATTTAGCACGTGCTATTAAATTCATCTGTACTACGATTGCATGAGCATAAGCAATGGCGTGTGACTTCTTAAAGAAATAACTACCGTCTTTGGGTTTTACCCAAACATCGTTCATTATATCCTGCCAATCTTTATACATTAATCCTCTTTTAGCAGGACGTATAATAGCTAGTACAGCCGCAAGTTGTTCTACGTTTTTAGGCTCTAGCTTTTTAACAATATCATAATGACCATTTAAATGAAACAGTTTATCCACAATAGTTGGATCATTTAACATTTCCCAGTCTGGTTCTTTAACCATAAGTTCAACAAGGTCTTGTTCAGATTTTACATTTTCATACACAGAAACATTTAATAGATCAATCTTAAAATATCCTCTACCTTCTGCCTGCTTGTAATCAAAACTTGAGTTTTTAGTTTGCGGATTTATAGGAATAGCATGAAAGTATATTCCTGTTTTGTGCTTTTCATGAATTTCTTTTTTTATCATAGTTGCTGATGTGTGTTTGAATAATGACAACACTCCATCTCTATCAAAAAAATCAATATCTACATCAGGCATTAGTTTAACTTTCTTTTATTATAATCTTTAAATTCTTTTTTTGCACCAGGTTGTAGTATATCTAACACATCTAATAACTTTTTATAAGCAACTGAATTTGTCATATGTGCAGTCATTTCTGGCATTACAACCTTGCCAACACTGCCATCTTTCTTAATAACAATAATACAGTCACCTGGTTCAATTGACATTCCGTCTGCTATTTCACTTTCTATTCTACTCAATTTTTGCTCCTCTTACAGTTTCTTGCACAAACATATGATCTGCTGGATACTGTTTAAATTTACTAGTCCAAAATTCTGGCTCTAAAAACCTTTCAACAATTTCTAATTGTTCATCAGTAAATGAGTTTAACATTTTTTTACCTGGATCACAACCTAAAACTAACCATGGAGTTATTTTTCCACGAGTAATATCATGTACAGCTCTTGGTGTAGAAACCAATCTAAAATAATCTGACCATTGTGCATTTTGTTCTTCAGCCCATTCCATCATTGTTTGTATAGCTCTTTGTAGTGCCGCTTCTAGTGGTTCTAGTTTAAGAGTATCAATTAAATATGTTTCATATAAATCATCTCTTGCCCAGTGATCAAGTTTTACTTTTGACATTATAATATAATCAATATATTTTTCAGGATACAATGGGTGGATGTGCATCATGTATCGACCAAATTTTACAAATGCATTGTAGTATGGTGACTTACAAAAGTCTTCATATGATTTAGGTTTAGTTGCATTTTGGTGTATTTGATAAAATCTTTGAAATACCATGAAGCCATTTATTACCCATTTTTCATCTTTTTGCAGGTGCCTTCGCTTTGGTTCACATAGATGTACCTGAAGTGTTCTTGCTTTTGAAAAGCCTTTGCCACAATATGGACAAACGTTAATCGGAGTATCCATGGTCCCTCTCTAGATCTTCAAGCTCTCGGTCAGTAATAATTTTATCTAGTGTTTCAAGATCGCTATCTTTAGCAGTGGGGAATATTTTTTGCAATTTAACTAAACTTTTATTAGGAACTTTTTTCATAGGTTTTATCCATGGGTGAAACTGTTTTGATAACGCTCCACACATTGCAGTTAACATCCAACACAGTTTTTTATGTTTGCCTGATAATGTAAACAAATGTTTATTAACAACTTCGTTTGTCATTTCTACATAGTGTTCTTTGTAAAATTTTTCATTAGATGCAATATTTGAAACATATCGCATAAGCATATAAGGAGAGTATAGAGTCTTTTCATGATCATCAATTCGATCATAATAATCTTTATTACGATAATCAACAGCCTCAAGTCCTGGCTTTAATTCAAAAAATTTTCTTTTGTGTTCTTTTTTCATACTGTAACCTAAATATCATTGCTTCGTTTGGGTTGTTAAATTCTAATTTTATTTGATTGTCTTTTAAATAATGCATACTCTTTGGTTTAGTTTTCATATTGTTTATCTGATCAAAAAAATCAGGCAACCATTCTTTGTCCATCCAAACCGGATCTTTCTTTTTGCCAACATATAACATTAATACAGGTGCCTGCACAGTTACATATTTGCTCTTTCTTACCATACAGATCCATAGTCAATATTTTCACACTGTCTAGAGATATCTTTTACAAAATAAGCACATTGAGGTTTTCTTTTATTTTCTAAAGGCACAGCTAAAATTTGACCCGTTTTAACTTTTGGAAAATACCATTTAACTTCTTGATAGATGTCAACAATATCTATCTCTGCAAAATCTGGCTTTGAGCTTGTTAGTGGATTAAAAAGAAAAGCATCAAACCCTCGATCATTTAAACTTGTAATTGGCAGTACGTTTAATTCTCCTTGTTCAGGTTCTCCAACAATCATCTTCCAATCCAATGGCATTTTAATTTTGTATTTTCCAATCTGTAATACAGCCGCTGGTGCATTGAACGATTCTAAGAATATTAACGGAATCCAAAAATAATCTGGATCAGCAGGATTACTATTATCAAGTACTGCAAATCTTAAGTCGTCATTAACATACTCAGGTATTCGTTCAAGTGTGTATGGTACATTTTCTAATGTTAGTATTTTCATATTTTTATTTGTCCCAATCTATTTTTTCTATATTATACGGGTAATTGGCCTCTTTGTAAAACTTTTTTCTTTGTGTAAGATGTCTTTTTGCAAATTTACAACTACTGGTAATATCCCAAATTTGTACATTATCTTTATCTTCGGCTTTCCTAATGCCTCTTCCTATAGACTGTATAACCCTAACAAAAGATTTACCAGGCTCAATAAGCACAAGATTAAAAATACGTGGAATATTAATTCCAACAGAGGCCACGCCATATGTTGCAATGATAACTTTATTTTTTGCAGTTGAGACTTCATCGTAATGTTCTTTCCTTTCAGGATTTTTTGTTGAGCCAGATATAAAAACTGAATCGGGTATTGATTGATTTAGCAATTCTCCTGCTGAAATCCTATCAACTAATATAAGTGTATTTCCTGATGTTGCAATATCTTGAATTGTTTTTGCTACCCACCCCATACGTTTTGTATCTGTTGTAAGCCATTTAAGTTCTTCTTGATAGTTTTTAAAACCAGGCAAGTCTATTGTTTGTAAAATATTTACGTGACAATTAGCTAATACTCCCTTGTCTTGCAACTCTTTTGCGGCAAGTTTATTTGTTACGTCACCAATTGAACATTTCAATCCCATAAATTCAAAGTCTGCTTTAGGTACTGTACCTGTTAGCCCCCAACGTATGCCACAATGTGCAAACGGTCCTGTTAACAGTCTTTTAAGTACATCTGCTTTAGCCATGTGTACTTCGTCAATTATAATTGTGTTAATACCTTGTATTGCTTCTAAAAAGTCTGCAGTATGCTCGTCCTTACTTTTCTTTTCTAATATGTTTAATGATTGCCAAGTTGCAATAGTGTTAAATCTTCCAAGTTCTTTTCTATCGCCATAGTATACACCTGTGTCTAAATTACAAGTAAGAAAATCTTCTTCAGTCTGTGTTACTAAACTTTTGTTTGGTACTATTGTTAATGTACGACCATATGGTTCAACTAATTTACATAATGCCGCTGTAATAATAGTTTTTCCGGCACCGGTTGCAATTTCTTGTATGCTCTGAGGAGATTCTAAAAACTTGTTTATAGTTTCTACTTGATAATCACGTAGCTCAATAGATTGTCCAGCCATTGGGTGCGAAGCAGGCCATTTAATATCTGACAAATATTTTTTATCAATTGCATTAAACTCAAAGTTGTGTTGTTTTCTTCTGTCTTCTAAATTAACATAAACTCCTGCATTTTCTAGTTCTGGAAGTATTTGATCTAGCAAATTTAGATACGATGTTCCTCCTAAGCCAAAAAATGATACCTTACCGTCCCATCTACCTAACTTAACAGCCGGCAAATGTCTGGCGTACGGAATTTCATATTTAAATTTATTTGACAATTTCTTTCTCCAGTCGAGAGAAAGATCCTCAAATTTTATGTTTACTTCGTCTTTAATAATTAATTTACATGAACTCATAATGCGGTTACGTTTTCTCCAATTGGGCTACTTGTACTATAATACACTCTTTTATTTGTATTATCAACCATTGTCTTGATAATTTCAGAGTGTGGTGCCCATTGTCCGCCGCCGATTGTCATAAGACTTGCTTTACATTTAATTTCAGATACAGTAAGTGTTTTTGGTATTCTATTTCTAATAAAGATACATTTAGTTTCATTACCAATCCATTTGTGTGATTTAACATGGAGATACAAATCATATAAAGGTTTATACTTTTCCATTTCTTCTTCAAACCATTTTTCACTCTTTCCACGTGCAAAAAATGGTTCTTCGTCATTATTACCTTTTTGAGGAAGTTGAGGTTGTGGGATATCAAAGCCAAATGCAAAACTATTTTCCCCATATCTGCTTGTTAAAAACCCAACCCAATTAAGCCACTCTTGTACGTCTGTTTGATGTTCCGGAGTTCCACTAACTGGTACTAACAGTGGAAACATATCTAAGTTATCAAACATTTCAAACATCTCGTCTCTGGCATATTTTGTAGAGTTAATAAAATAGTTAGTAGAGCTACTGAAAGCAACTTTATTTGTTAATGTTTCGTTTTTAGTATTAAGGTCAACATTGAACCCAAAATCTTTTAACATATCAATTTTTATAATATCAGGTTTATTCTTTGTAGTATTATTCCAATGTTCTTCTAGTCCTTCTGTAATATTTTTAAACGATATAGTTCCTGTTTCAAAAGATACAGTTGGTATATTAAATTCCTTTTTTTCTTTTTTAATTTCATCATACTCGTCAAGCAATTCTTCAGTTATAAATTTAAAGTCATAACGTATTGCAATTAGTGTAAGCCAGTACACGACAACGTCAACGTGTTTACATACCCATTTCTTTTCTTCTCCGTTGTACAATAGATATCCATCTGGTAAACCTTTATCATTTTTAAGGCAACGCATTAATGCAATTAATTTTACATCATATGGAAATCTCATTTCAACCCATGTACCAAACTCGTCTTCATATTTTTGGATACTTAGACTGTAATCAATAACTCTAAAAGGATCACGATATATTGGCTTATCACACAGTTTAGTAATATCTAGATCAAATTTTGAAAACAATGTTTTATATCGTTTAACAACTCGCAGAGCAAGTCCACCTTGCTTTTCAGTCCATGGATACGTAGACTCTGCTAAAGAGCTAATAGTTTGACGATCTTTATTGTGAGGAGTAAAGCCTTCCCACATATATTCATTATATGCTAATATATCTATGCAATCGTTAACTGTTTTAGGTGATATCTGATGTGATAATGACATAGTCTTTTCTGATAATTAAGTATATAGTAAACAGTATAACACAAATGGTAAACTTGTCAACCTATGAAAAAACAGTTTAAAAGTCATGCAAAAGCACTAAAAGTTAAGTTATTCAATGCTCAACTTAGACGTAAAAACATTAAAGGATTTAAACCTACAGTTGCTCTAGCAAATAATTGGTTCCACATATTAAACAGAGGTATGTTTAATAGCAAGTTATCTATGTGCCCAATTTCTGTAAAAAAACTTCATCATGATTGGGGCAGATGTATTGCTGACTGGGATAATAGACAGTGTAGAAAAGGTACATTTGATCAAAGAGTTATACCGTACGAAAAAGCAGATGTATTTTTTAGATTGGAATTGCATTGTAAGTTTCCAACATGGAAAGATTTCATTGAAACATTGGCTCATGAAATGGTCCATCTATATCAAATGACTGTTATGAAAGATCCTTATTCAAACCATAATGCTAACTTCTATTCGTTTAGAAAAACGTTTAAGCAGACTGGTTTAAAACTGTATCGTTAAATTCTTTATAACTTATTATTTTGTGATTTTCAAAAGGTATTGCATGGATATAATCCGGTGCATTGTCATGAACTACTGTAAAGTTAACATATGGTCTCATTTTACAAATACTTCTATACTGATATAGCCATGGTTCAAAAATAGTATCACCGTGTCTATCACCATAATTCTCTGTGCTTTGATAGATGTTGTTTAGTTGTCCCTTGCCATATTCTCTAAAATCAAATCCTATTAGAAAAACATTTTTATGACCATGAACACACGCTGTCCAAAATGCGGCTGAGCCTGATATCCAGTGAGGGTTGTTAGGTATAAGATGTAAGTGTTCTTTTGATCTTGTTACTTCAATGTTAGGTGCATAACAAATTGTTTTTTCCCAAACTTTATCTTTGTCAATAGTGATAGACATAAACCTATCAACACTGAATAAAAAGTCTGGCATAAAATCTCTGTACAATGCATTACAACCATATGTTTGACCTGTGTCTTTTAAAGTTGTTAAATCAAAATCTTTTCTAGACGGACCGTTACCAATACAATAAGCATTACCAGACGTTACTGCTTTTACTCTATCAGGCTTAAATGCAATCTCTTGTATCTTTTTACCCTGTCGTATAATCAAACGATCAATTACGTGTTCGCCTTCGTAAGGTGTCCACTCTATTTGAGCATCTGGGTCTATTCTACCCGGTTTTATTTCTTTAACTTCTTCCATTATTTTTTTATGTACCTATCGACTAATCTTTCTCTAATTCTTCTCCATGGTTCGCCTTCTTTAAATTCATCTTCAAACCATTCTGTATAAGATAATTTATGTGCCCAGTTTTGACGAGCCGGCATTGCTGGGTGCAGTATGTCTGATAGATCCGAATTGCCAACATCATAGCATAAACTTTTTTCTGAAACAAATACAGGAATACCTGCAAACACAGCCTCCATAGCTGGATTACTAGAATGATTTACCACAGCCCATGTTGATTTTAAGATACCTTTAAAGTCGGTGTCATCATATGTTGAGTAATCTCGTTTTGGTGATTGTAGTCTTACGTGTTTGTATCTGTCGACTGGAAAATTATGTACAATATTTCTAGGATGCGGTC